CCAGGTGCCGAAACTGTCCGAAAAAACGGAATTGGCTATGATGTTAGCTACTGCAATAGTCATATTTACTTCTGCCCTAACAGTTGTATCAATAAAGATTTGATCTCGTCTATATCATTTCTCATTTGCTGATTTTGTTCTAAAATATTTTTCAATTTTAGTTTTTCTTCGCGCTCTTGTTTGTATTTATCTAACTCTTTCAAGTTGACATTCACAACAGCCTTGCTGTCTTTCAGCCTCACCAAATCTTTGTTGTCTCTCACTTTTAAAATTTCAGTCATTGTATTAGATCTGCAGAGCCAGACAACGCATATCAGCCATTCTTGGAACGACCTGCGAAGTATTCGAGACTAGAACGATTTTGGTCGCGAAAGTTTTGAACGTCTCAAAAATTCCGTCGTTTGGTGTTGCATATCTGATTATGTTATTATTATTAGCGTATCTAAATGCTCCAAACTGAGAATGCAATCCTGGAATTACACCAACCGTAGCGTTTGCTGACGTTATGGATAGGTTAGATGAAACAGTCAATACAGTAGAATTCGGAACTGCTGTAACCCGCCTTACGTTAAACCCAATAGTGTTGGAAGTAGTAACATTAGCCGAAACGTACACGTAATTTCCAGCAGCAAACCCGGAAGTCGAACTTACTGTAATATTCGCTGATGTAGTGTTCACCGAAGCGCCACTACCAATGACCATTTTTGAAGTTGGAAGATCGTACATCAGTTCTACGAAATCATCTTTATTTACAAGACTACTTCTAAGTGCCGGATCTGATAGCTCTGGCATATAAGACCAATCTTTGTTTACTAGATTATCATAATCAGCGCCAGCTAAAAACTTACCATAAACTCTGAAATTAGTTCCAATTGGTCTGTATCCTGTGATGTAACAGACCATATCTTCAGCGTCTTGTTGCTCCGCTAGAACTACGTTCTTTGAAATATATCTAGAAGCAAACTTTTGTGAGACTCTTCCGATTTCGCTAAATTTTGAAACACCAGTGATATTAGCTGATATTGTTCTGGTTGTATTGTAAATGACACCATTAGAGATGTTGAAATTGGCAATCGAAGATGTATTCGAAGATGATACGTTCACCAAATAAATTGTACTGGTGTTACAAGAGAACACTGTTCCGTTTGCAGTCACTGTCGAATTTGATTGTTGAATTATATCGCCTTCATAAAAATTACCATTTGTATTACTATAAGAAATAATGAAACCAGTCAAATCGGATGTTTTACAGATAACATTGTCTGTCATCGTTGCCATTCTACGAACAACATCGATATACGGGCTGAGTTTTGTATTAGCTGTATTAAAAGTCGCTGAAATAGACAACGAACTGTTTCCACTCAAATTAGCAAACTCAGAACTTCTTGAGAATAATTGTCTAGTTGTATCAATGAACTCGTGTGGTATATCGTTGTCAATAGGAATAGGAGCTGCGTCGTAATTAGAATTTACATCGATTCCTCGGAAACTCCAGGCTATTTCAGTTTGATTTGGGTAGATGTTAGAAATCTGACTTGTTATGCTCTCATACTGCATATTAAAAATTTTACCAATTTGTGCTGAAGATCCAGATGCCACACCGATTAAATACTGCCCCTCGCTGTTTGCGAAGTTTTGTGTAGCATTAGAAGTAACAGAGTACATACTAAGAACACCATTGTATCCAGGAGTGATCGAATCGAAATTCCCCTTAAGATTAGCGTCAGCTTTTACTCTTCCAATTATTGCATTGGTTTCTGTGAATTCCATAGGTTCATTTAAAGTCAGAGTTCTGCTAGCAGAAGAAACCGCAGTAATTTGTTTTACGCTTGTTTGAGATCTAGTGCTTGTTGCAATATAGATGTAATTGCCATTGGAAAAATCTGTTAGCAATGCAGAGTTCGCATTTGGTACTGTTATGACATTACATGCTGAGGTAGTTACAACAGTTTGATTTGCGAACGTAGGAACAGAAGAAACTAAATTAGAGCTGTTACCTCTGACAGTGTTATTTGCGCCACTGGAAAGGAAAGTTCCGTAAGTGTTACCCATGACTACTGCAGTTGTATTTGCAAACAAAACTGTTCCATAAGCTGTCGCTTGTGTTAAATTGGCAGCGTTATTCCCACCTGGTTGGAATACGATTTCTCCATTGCTAAAAGTATTAGAACCGCTTATAGACAATGATGAAATTTTCAGAACATTATTGGAAACAACAAGCTGTTCTCCTCTAGAAAAACCTCCTGTGTTATAATTGATAACAAAACTGTCGACTGCTGGATTTTTGAAAACTGCAGTTGCAGACTGGTATTTGAAACTAGCAACGTAAAGATTGTACTTCATACTCTCGTTTTGTATCGGAGTGAAATTCAAATCGTTTGATGACACAAACAGAGAACCAAGTTGGTTGTTAGTGTAGATCGGTGTTTTTGTAGAAATATCTACATCATTGAAAGCACCAACCCATACATTGTAGTACGGATTACCACCGACAGGAACCACAACCAATGCATATTGTTCATTGGTTCTCAAAAGAACTGGCGTTATGAAATCAAAAGCTGTGGCATTAGATCCATCTTGACTCAGTTTAACATCTGTTGGATATAAAACAACCGAGCCATGTGGAACAATTTTGCTAGAAGGATAACCGTTAACAGTTTCTCTTATTTGCAATTCGACGCCATCAAAGTCTGATTTGTTCTGAAAAAACAGATCTACCTTTGTCAAAAAAACAGCGTCGACGCCTTTTTCGGGTTCGTTAATAATGAAAGTTTGAGCAATTGGTTTCGTCATTTACATTTCGTCCGTTTTAAATATTTATGCATACAAATTTAATTATTCTCCGCCACCGCCGCCGCCATCGCCGCCAGCTCCACCACCATCGCCGCCAGCTCCACCACCATCACCAGCAGCTCCACCACCAGCTCCGCCGCCATCGCCATCAGCTCCAGCAGCCGAGCCCCCACTACCACCATCGCCGTCATTACTTGTTGAAGAGTAGTCAACATAGTATCCGGCACTAGGATCAGGTTCGACATATGGAACTTCATACGGTATAACTGTACCATCACCATTTTCTAGGTATTCTATTTGAACAGGAGGCAGTGGATCAGCAAACCAGGTTATTTCCGCAGGCGTATACACTTCTATTGGAGCCACTGGTTCCAGTACAGGTGGCTCATAAGGTGGATAATAAACGACTACAGGAGGTTCATAGACTATCTGAACTGTAGGTTCGACATACGGAGGCTGTGGAGTTATTATTACTTCCTCTACAACCTGATAAGTAGGCTCTTCTTTTTTGGGAGCTTCTGGGAATACTACGCTTACATCTTCTTGGGGTTGAATAACAACAACTGGAGTTTCAACAACTGGTGTCTCGACAACTGGTGTCTCGACAACTGGTGTCTCAACAAGTGGTGTTGGCAAGATTTGTATTGTTATAATTGGTTGTTTGTTTTCTACCACTGTTGGAGTAATAACGTTGTTGGAAACAGTGATATTTGTATTAGGAGTGACTGTTACAAAAGTGTTTGGAAGAGGAAATACACAAACCGGGGGATCCGGAATAACAGGAGGAGGCGGTAGTTTCACTTCCCATTCTTGTATATCAACTGTATTTTTTTGTATTGTTTGAAACTCTGTGACTTCTTGCGTAGTAAACACAGGAGATCTTATAGTCAGATCCGTTTTCTGGGTCTGCACAGAAAGAGCAGAACAGAACATTACATAGCTGGCTTGTGTTGTTACAGTTTCTTGACCCAAAGCCAAATTTGATATGTCAGTCAGTTTGAATTCAAGAGATCCACTTTTGAACGTATTAGCTGGAACCTTAAAGATGCCGTAGGCATTACCGAAAGCATCGCTATATAGCTGCCCACCCCAGCTATTATTATGAACGTATACAGTACCATCGTAAGCAACGTACACATAATTTCCAGCTGGAGTTTCATAAGTGCCGCCATTTCTTGTCACTGAGCCAGCATAAGGACCCATATTCAGGCAATAATTGTTGACATCAACATTGTCGAAAAAAGCATAAAGTTTAGAATTAGGTTTCATGCCTCTAGCTCTAAAGAATACATCTCTAGATGGTACGAAAGTTTGTATAGAAACGTCAGAGACATAATCGCCTGTCGAAACTGTAGATTCTGTCGATGATACCGTAAACGTTCTACCAACACGTGTTTGTTGTTGTGCTAACGTAGTTGTGGTTGTGTTTCTAAAATTCTGAGCTGATTGCGAACTAGCGGTCAAACTAATTCGACTGTCTTGATTGACCACCTTTGGGCTCTCGACATCAGTCCAATTACCCCACTCGGTACCGAATTTAGAAGAAGATCCACCACCTACAAAATTGGTGTAGTTGTCAATACTGCCGCTGATTGTTGGTCTTTTCAGAATGTCTGGGGCAGTGATTCCAACCGGATTCATCTCCAACACGCCACGATAATTATACAAATTACCCTGAATACAATTTCTGTACTTGGAAGCAAAATTTTGACTCTGGTTCAAAACACTTACGAACGGAATTAAAATTAAATCACCGTACAATTTCGCTGAAGAAGAATTTTGGTCGAACCAAAGATCAGTCATTTTCTGATTGAACGTCGGTCTCGCTTCTGAAGCATTTCTATCGATAGAAATGTTATACATGCCGTCGTTTGTATTACCGATGGAGTGATCTTTGAAAGGATCTACCAAGATACCATTTTTGAAACGGTTTTGACCAGTTGCATCACTACGAACTAACAAAGAGTTCGTTGACTGCTCTAGTAGAGAAAGCGATGTGTAATACTCTAGTTTTTCAATACGCTTGGAAAGCTTGTTGATATCCGCCATCGTATAACGTTTTGTTTGGAATATCGATGTTTGTATAGCATAGTCGTATCGATTGTATTCTTTAGCTTCGTCCGGAGTTAGCGAAGGATACGGAGGTATATTCGCGAAACCAATTGTCATAGTTCCGGGAACTTCGTTCGGAGCTGCTGGAATTATCGAAGGATCCCCTTCAGTTACTAAAATCTCCCCAGCTATTGTTAGAGAAATTCTGTCTTTTCTCGGGTAATAGTATTGAACTTTAGAAACATAATTTGAATCAGGCGACACCAAATAAGCCCCACCGGCACCGTATGTCTGTAGGGTTATAGTGTTTGAAGGATTGATTGTAGATGATGAAGCGATTGTAGCATTAGAAATAGCAGTGTTCTGAGCATAGGGTCTAAAATCAATACTATCTCTCAGATCGATCGATTCACCAATCGATGATGTATATTGTGGTATTTCATAAATTCTAATCGTTGATGTATTCGACGTATTGACATCGTCGACCGGATAAGAAGCTGCCGTGAAGAATCCCACACCTTGCGAAGGAGAAGCAACAAAATTGTCAACTGACACAAGTAAAGTTGAATTTGGAGCGATAGGTCTCTTCGAAGTAAGATATGCAAGACCATAGAAAGAATCTTGCTGTCCGTTTCTTACAGCAAACGAATTAGTAACGTTAAGATTTGTTGTTAGATACGTATTAGCGCCAGATTCATCAATGTAAACAGCATTCAATTTTACAACGTCAGGAATACCAAGACACCAAGGACCATTTACTCCAGCATAATGGCTATTAGCCTGGATTCGAACGTAAGTGGATCTTTTTATTTGTTTGGCAATTGGAACTGTGTTCAGACGCAGAGTGTTGAAATACACTGAAGATGTGAAGTCAGCATTACTGGTTTCACCTAGCGAAACAGTTGCAGTTGTTCCGGTCGTGATAGTAATATTTCTAGAAGCTACAGAAAAATTGATAGGAACACCCGCTGGCCAAACTTTCTGGTGCGAAAGACCAGCCGCTGCGCCAGAAAACACCGAATCAACAGTCATAGATGTGTCGCTTGTGATCGACACGACTCTTCTTGTATTAGCCGAAGATAAAAAATAATCGCCGACTTGATACTGAGACAAAAATGTCGTACCAGATCCTACTACGTTTGCAGAAGTTGCGTTAATAGAAACAGTACCTGTTTTTGTATTACTGTAACCATTCGCAGAAGGTATTACGATGAATGATTTTTCCGCAGCATTCGAAAGAACTCCCGTACCGTAATTAAATATCTCAGTACCTGTACCAACAACTGCAGGTATTGTTAGAGACATATTTCCACTGACTGCTAGAAAGCTGGAGTTAACTCTGTTTCTATACACATACTGAGCAGTTGTAGAGAATCCTTCGGGTCTTATCGCATTTTGACCGAAAGGATAGATCATCAATTCGGAATTAGAAGCTTGAACCTTGGCTATATCAACACCATTGAAATCTTTATCAAGGATGATATCCGCTACTGCTAGCAAACTGCCATTCGAATAAATTATGCTTCTCACATCAGAGATTTTCTGCCCTGGAGACATTCTGATATTGAAAACGTAAAAATCATATACAGCATCTACACCAGGAGTGCCAGAATAATAGTTGATACCACGTACGTAAGCAGTGCCGATTTTCGTATTCGCAGAATAAGTTGTTCCTAAAAACGTTCTACTGGAAATAGCTGTCTTTGCTACACTGTGAAGATCAACTTGTGTTGCATTTTTGTTGTTGAAATCGCCACAGAGCTCTGTAACATTGAAATAATAGCCAAATGTGGCTGTAACAATTTGATTGTTAACAGTGGCGTAATCCGTAGCTTTTCTAAGATCAGCAGTGTTATTGTTGATGAATTCGACTCTGTAACCTTTTACATAACCGATACCAGGCGAAGCAACAATACTGTTGTATGTTGTATTAGCTGCGTTGTTTGAAATTTTGTTTGCTGTGCTTAGGAAAAACGGATTGACGATGTAATCGCCGTTAGTTTCGTATGTTCTACGAGCTGCCTCTTTAGTTAATGCTGCATATTGAGGATCGTTTTTAATTGATATAGGTAATCCGTTTTTGAAATCACAAAGAGAGAAAAACGAATTTGTATTTGATGAAGTTGTGTTTGTTATTGAACTGGTTGTTCTAGTTACCAATTTCGGAATAAGTTTCAAACGATGAGCGCCAGGCGCGTCGTAGTTTGGAGAACCAGCAGCATTGTCTAGAAGAGAAGTGTCTATTTCAGAGGTAATAATTTGTTCGTCTGCCTCGAACCCAACCGAAATATTATCCGGAACATTGTTATACTTAGAGACAACTAGAGTCTGAGGTTCAACACGAATGAAGAAACCTTTCTTGAAGATCACGCCTTCTGTTGTGGTAAAAGCGTATCCTTTACCTGTAGAATCGGCAACCGTCGCAACGACAACGTTTGCAATATTCACGTTTGTAGCATTGAAAATCTGGATTACTTCGCCATTAGAAAATGCCGTTTGCTCCGCACCATTAGCGTAAGTACCAGAGTTTAAGTACTTAAGATAAAGAGTGTTCAGGTCCGGATTATTAGATTCATAACCTCCGTATACATTAACAATACCTGCTCTCAGACCGTTTGAATTGATAGCTGTTTTCTTTAAGAAATCGGTAACGTTTGAGATAGTAGAGTTGTTGGCATAATTGTCTCTGATTTTTACGTAGTTGTAAGAATTATCAAATGTAAATCCACAACCTTCGATAACCGAGCCTTCTTTAAAGATGTGTCTACCAAACTTGTCAATCTGATCCTGCAGAATAGTCTGCATCTGATTGAGCTCGCGCGCTTGAACAGCAGCTGCTGGGCGATAAAGTACTCGGTAGAAATTTTTGGTTACATCATAATCGTCAAAGTAAGGCTTGAGCGAAAGATTCGTGTCTAGTGCCATTTTGTCCTCTTAAAATTTTATTACCAGTTTAAATTCTTCTTTAGTAGTCGCTGAACGAGTGACTGGTGCGAAACTTTCCGAATAAATTAATTTTCCTGAATCTCTGACCAAATCCGGATTTCTGACTAGTAAATGATTGTTACAAATACCACTAGCGCCCGATACTAGCCCATTGATATTATTCGATCCAGCCTGGAAATTATTTACATCCGAAACATCATCCAAAACAAGAACAGGGAAGACATATTGAATAACAGCGTTTGCTCCTGATCCATTATTTATAAAGTGCGCATCACCCGTGCGGGAATCACCGAACGCTAAATTCTGGCTGACGCACGTCAATTTCAAATAAGTCGAGTTAGCAAAAATACAAATTCCGTTGGCGTTTGTGTTTGCATCAGTTATGGTTTGACCAGGGACAAATGATCCGACTAGATTAGCGAACACCAAGTCTTTATCATTCGTCGAAGAAAGAACTCTACCTTTAGCCATTGATACTTCTTGCTGGACGTATTCTCCGTTAGAAAACGCTCCTGTGTTTGAAGTAAGAGTTATTCTTGCAGTTTGATTGAAACGATCTCCGAATGAATAAGTAACGTCTTTTGTACCGTTAGCTGTGTAGATATTCGAAACAGTAGCATAAGCATTTACAACACTATCGTACATAATGTCACCAGCCGCAAATTGTCCAATAACATTACTCATAAAGTAAACAGTGTTACTAACTTGTGAAATAACTATACCTGTCGCACCAGAGTTCGCCTGAGTCGCTATTTCCGCAGAATTTCCAACCGGGAAATATATCGTATTAGAAGAGATTACATTTGCTGAGGATCCAGAATAGTAAGCATAGACTGTATTGGAAATATTGAACGTTCCTTTTGCGTCCCTCAGCTGTAGGAAAGTTGAATTTCCGTATACAACAACGCCAGCAGCGTTGGTTGTAGATTGCAAAACAACTTCACCTGGAGTCCAGTTAACTGAATTACCAGAAGAGTTAACTGTAAGATTAACTCGATCAAAATTAGACAGACCAACTCTAATATCTAAAAATTGGGGATTTTGTAGAATACCAACTTTTCGGTAAGAACCATACCCTAATAATTCTTGATTTTCATTTGATAGCGTGTCGAATGTAATGTCAACTCCAACGTATCTACCACCGAGCTCAGCGACGGAGTCGTAACCGTGACCAAACACAGGGGAGATAATCGCTTTCGCTTTTGCACCAACACCATAGTTCGTATTAGCGTAGATTGAAACGTTCGCTTGAGTGTATCCGGTTCCTGGGTTTACAATATTAATACCAATAATGTCGTAATTTGAATTAGCAGCTGTATTAACAACAGCAATTGCAACTGCATTAGAACCGTCTCCTGTAACCTTTACGGTTGGACCGATTTGATACTCAGTCTGATCGTTTGGTAAAGATACCTTAGCTACAAGGGTTGCATTACCGCTAGACAAAACTGAATTAGCTGCAGTTTTGAAATTTACTGGGTAACCCAATTTGAATGTTCCATTTGGGTTGTTCAGTGTAATATTAGGGCTGCTCTGAATTGTTGAGATTTTGGCACGTTGTAGTGAAGATTCACCACTCACATAAAATTGCGTTCCACCACTATTGGCTAGCCAAGTTCCATTCACACCCGATAAAATAACAGTCGTTGCGTTTGCGTATGCAATGATAGCATTTGCACCCTGATTGACTAAGCTAATATCAGTCATATCAACTTTCTCTCCAACAGAGAAATACAAACCTGATATGTAAGAATTAGAGATAGCAACTTGGATGGAATTCAAATTTGTGTTTGAAACATATCCATTTGCTCCAGAAATCACGATAGAAACAGGCTCTGCGACGACAGTCATTTTGTAATGTGAATTAGCAGAAGCTGAGAAAGAATTGTTAAAAGGCTGACTGACGATAAGAGCAGTCGTGTTTACAGTGTTAACAACTCTACGGATATTACTAGTAGTGTTTGCGCCGATACGAATGTATTCATTATTAGAATAACCATTAGCTGAGTCGTTGAGTTGTGTTCCGGAACCAAAGATGATCTGATTATCACAGTACATAACAGCCGAAGCTGTTTGTCCTTGAAGGCTGTGACCTGTTTGGTTCGCACCTTTTGTTAGAGCAATACGTGAACCAGTTGGAGAAGCTTTCAGAGCAATTACAGTTGCGT